TGTTTCATAAGGTGAAATGTATTTAGCATTGCGGCAAGTATCTAATACTTGTCTTTTTATATGAAAATAATTGTATAGGAATAAAGCTAAATCTTTATCAATAGCTTGTTTTATAATTACGTATTTATTTTTTTTAAAACTCATTTTTTTTTAAACCATGTTGCTACAGTATATCTGTCCTTACCTTGAATGTTTGATACACCATGTTTAAAATATTGACCATCAAAAAAAATTGCTCTACCTGTTAAAGGAGCAAAAGAAGTTTTGTCTTCAAAATAAGTATGTCCTCCTTCAAATTCGTCATTTAAATAAATAATACTGCTTAAAGAAGTATGGGAATGAGCAAAATCTAAATGCAAAAATTTACCTACGCTAGGAGAGGGCCATTTAACTATTTGAAAATAATCAACAACAGAATTATTTAATTTTATTGATACTTTGTTTAATTTTTTTATTAAATTTAAATAGTCAGTAGCTATTAATCCTAGTGGAAAAGTATTGTCAAATTGTTTAGGTAAAGGTTTAGATTTATAAAAATTAATTAATTTTTTACATTCTTTTTTAGTTATAAAATTATTTTCTAAAAGAACTTGACTATACATCTTTAGCCATTTCTTTTGGAACTGCTTGTATATTCCAATGGATAAATCTAAAAGGTTCTTTACCATGGTCAACTGTAAACTCATGTTCTAAGTAACCTGGAAATATAATTAAAGTTCCTGGTTGTGCTCTATAATGAACAAGTTCGGTACCGTTAACAATTTCTTTTATTTCTGGTTTCATTGCTAGCTTTGTAGCTCTAGCCCCGGTTCGTGGTTCATGAAAAACAGGAAAAGATGTTTTTTCATTTGCTTTTAAAAAATAAAAACCGGACACATGTTGATTCCAATGGACATGAGCATTGTGGTGACCACCACCATTTTTACTAAATTCTTGTACCCATAACTCACTAAACATAGTTGTATATTTTTTCATATCGTAACCATGATGATCTAAAAATTCCCAAGATTTTTCTCCAATATAATTTCTAAAATCTATAAAATCATTATCGGCTGTAAGCGGAGTAGAGTGATATGATCTTCCAAAGTCACCAAACTTTTTTATGTGTGTTTTAGCTTCTGGAAAATTTCTAGCAGCTTTAATATATTTATTAGTTGCTTTAGTTAAAGATTTTACAAACTCTGGTTTTTGTTCTGACCAAATAGGTGTTTTAAAATATTCGTTTATATACATACTATTTAAATGGATATCCTAAATTCCATAAAACTAAAGAATATCTTGTTCCCTCTGTTACAGGTTTAACTCTATGCCAAACAAAAGAAGGAAATACAATAATAGACCCTTTAGGTAAAATTTCTTTTGCTTTTTTTAAATGCCTATTTTCCTCTCTCATATTTGGATTATAATCTCTAAAATCAAATTCTAATTCTCCACCTTTATATTCAGATCCATCTGTTAGTTGACAGGTAACAGACAGTTTTCTAATTTTACCATGATCGGGTGTGCCTGGTTTATTATAAGCTTCTTCCCAACTATCACAATGCCAATCATAGTATTGGTTTTTTTTATATTTTGTAAACTGACAAGATTCCGAATGGTCCCATTGAAAATTCCAATTAGCAAGTTTATTTGCTTTATGTATGTAAGGTTGTATTTCTTTATATATCCAACGATCATTAAAAAAAATAACATTTGAATTTCTTTTTCTTTTTATGTTTTTAATATCTTCTCTAGTTAATTTTTTATCGTCATATCCCCCGGTTACTGCTAATTGATCTTTATTAGACAAACCATATTTAATCACATCGTCACAAAATTTAGGTGTTAAAGCTGATTGAAAATACCAATAATAATTAGATAGATTCATAAATAATAGTTTGTATAAAATTTAAAGAATTTTTTTGATTGTTTGTAATATAATACATACAAGTAGATGGAAACATAATAAATTTATTGTTTGTTAAATCAATGTCCCATGACCTACCTTTTTTTCTATTGTCATCATAATAAATCCTAACATCACATTCCTTAACATCAACACCATATAGTAAAGTATAATCAGGTGAGTTTGTAAGATCCACTGGGTTTATGTTTAGTAAAGGAGTAGAACATTGTTTAGCCTCATAGATATCTCCCCAAGTATCTTTGTTAATTAAAGTTATTCCATAATTTAATTTTATGTGCTCTGTAATATATTTATTTAACATGTCCCATATTTTAGAAAAAGGAAATTTTTTATTATAAAAATTAGATTGTAAAATATCATTGCTTAATTTTAATGGGTTTATTTTAAAACCCTCGGGCATCTTAACATCTCCAAAATAAATAGCTTGTTCTGATAGTAATTGTTTATTCATAAGTAATCTCCGTATCACTGTTTTTATAAAAAGTTCCTATTGGATTAATATTAAAAGCTAAAGAATATCTATTTTTATTTGATAAATTTTTAGCAACTCTATGCATTAAGTTACTAGGAAATAGTAGCACTGTATTTTCTTTAGGTGTTATTGTCCATTCTCCACACGAATATATATTATGGTCACTTTCAATAACGTCATAAGTTGAACAGCTCATGGGTTCTTTTTTAAAAATAATTTGAAAACCATCATCATGTTCTGGATAATATACACCACTCATCCAAGAATTTCTATGAATATGGTTTTGTGATTCTCCATTAACACCAGTTTTAGTTACCCATGAATTTAAAATTTTTAATTGTTTTTTATAATTAAGCACTTGTTTAAAGGAATCAGAAATAACTTTTAATAGGTTATTTTTTTCTTTCACAAAAAGTTTGTTATCTAAAATTTTAACCGAACGAGACATATATGAATTAATACCATAAGGTTGTTTACCTAGTTTTGTTTTTTTTAAAAACTTTAAAATTTTTTTATTATCTATATCTACTTCAACAGATATTACGGGCATTGAAAATAACGGATATAAAATTAAGTCTTTCTTACTCATACCTAATAGTAAATATATACTTTTTTATTAATTTGTAAAGTGCTAAGAAATTAAACTGTCTTCTAAAACCCAGCCTACTGTATTGTCAGCTTGGTAAGCAGATTCATTCCAAGAGTAAGCCCATTTATGAGTGTAAGCTTCATTTTGTAATTGTTGTTCTTCTGTAAGTATAGGACATTCTCCTAGTGGAGATATCCATGTTGCAGTTGTTAAATTTTTAACCCAAGATTCATATGGTTTTACAGACCAAAAAATATTATTTTCACTATCCCAAATACTTCCTGTACTTGCAAAATTTCCTCTAAAAGGAGTGCCTTCTAATTTATGTCTATTATGAATTGTATTATATGAAGTTTGAATCCATAAATGTGCGGGCCAATTATTGTGTTGTTCTAAATATGCTTGTCCAATTGATTCAGTTTCAACACCATCAGCGTCAAGCATGTCTGAATCGTTAAGAGTTAGAACAGTAAGTACTTCGTTGTCTTCGGTTATTTTTGCAAATGATGCCATATTATTTAAACCTATACCTTAAAATTACTACTCCAGTACCACCGTTTCCACCACCATTTCCAGATCCACCATTTCCACCGCCGCCACCGCCACCGCCGCCAGTATTAGCTGCTCCATTAGCACCTACGTGTGAAGGCAATGGTGCAGCCGTTCCACCACCTTGAGTAGCTGTTCCAAAACCAGAACCTGGGCCACCGATGCTTCCACCGCCGCCGCCACCTCTTCCAGTTGGTGTTCCATTAATTGAAGACGTTCCACCAGTTCCACCATTTCCTGCGTTTGTTCCAGGGACTGCGTTTGATCCAGCAGCTACTGCACCGCCACCACCGCCAGCGCCATATTTTCCAGGATTACCTAATCCAGATCCACCACCTGTTCCTTGAGCCGGGTTAGTTGGAGGAGTGTTTCCAGCTCCACCGCCACTACCACCACTGTTACCACAACTTCCGCCGCCGCCACTTGCTCCAGCTTTTCCAGGTCTGGGTCCGGGTCCACTTCCGCAGCCACCTTGTCCACCGCCGCCGGCACCTAGTGCGCTTGAAATTCCTAATCCACTTGATGCGTTACCACATCCTCCAGGTCCACCTGGGCCCGGGGGAGTTTGTTCTGAACCAGCTCCACCATTACCAACTACAATTGGATAACCTTGTGCTGAAACTACTATTGCTGCAGCAGGAGAAGCTCCTCTAGGGGATACGGTATAACAACCATTAGCTGTTCCTGGAGATTCTCTATAACCACCAGCTCCGCCGCCACCTCCACCTTCACCAAATGCTCCTGAACCAGCTCCACCACCACCAGCTATTACTAAATAATCTACTTTATTATTATCTGCTTCTCCAGATGCAGAACACACGGTAAAAGTTCCTGGTCCTGTAAATGTGTGTATTCTAAAATTTCCTGTTTCTGTAATAGTTCCACCTGTTGCAACTAAAGCACAGAAAGGAGTACCGCCGGCACCAAATCCTAAGACTTGATAACCAAAAGATTTACCTCGGGTTGATTTTTTTTTATTTGAACTCTTGCCTTCAACAGTAAGAGGTTGATTTAATTTGTCTCTCATATCTAAATTCCTTATGCGTCGTTAGCTGCATCAGTAGTAAAGAATAATTTAACACCTAGTAATTTTGCATCTGCTGTTAAATTATCTGCTGACACATCTCTAAAAATTTGAAAGAAAACATACTCATCTGCACCAGGTGAACCTGCTATTGTAAGTGCTCCACTTTCTGCGGTTACTGCTAAATCATTTGCTGTACCACTCATAGCTTTTCCTGCGGGTCCTACATCTGAACCAAAAGCTGTATTTAAATCTCCGTTATCCGCTAATGCAACAGCTTGCATTTGCCAAGCTACGTCGCCTGTATTTGTTGTGTTTGCTGTAAAAAATGCTTGAAAAGTAACTGTACCTTCATTCCATGATTTAGGAAAAGCAATAGCAAATTGTGCAAACTCATCTGAGTCTTTATCAAAATCTAATGTTTTAAGTTCTGGCCCATTACCTAATTCTGTTTGTGCAGCTTCTGCACCATTTGTAGTATTTCCATACATTGCTGAAGCTGGAACCCATATAGTTTCTTTTCCTGCAATTTTAACTGCAGCTGTTGCTGATTTAAGTACACCTGTTCCTTTAGGATTTAAATTTATATCAACATTAGTTTCACCTGTTGCTGATAAAATTGGACCAGCGCCTGAAGCTGCATTAGCTAAAGTTAATTCATTAACAGCTGAACCTGTAGCAGTTAAATTAAGTAATTCGTTTCCATTTGTATCTAAAATGTTTGTTCCAATTTTAGGACTAGTTAAAGTTTTGTTTGTTAAAGTCTGTGTTCCTGTAAGAGTTACTTCATTTGCCTCACCTACAGTTGCTTCAAAAACTCCAGTGTTTGTTGCAACACCATCTACATATATAAGTTTCCATCCTTTGTTATCAGTTGCCCAAGTAACTGTTGCTCCTGAACCTGATACGGCTTTAATTTGTAAGGTTTCTGCATTAGTAGTACTGTTTTTAATAAAATAAAAATTTTCTGTAAGAAGAGGGACTGTTAGAATTCTTGATCCTGTAAGAGCACCTGTTAATTCTATAACTCTGTGTTGAGCAGTACCTGTTAAAGCACCATCTGCTATGGTTAAAGCTGTAGTTCCTGATCCTGCAACAGCTAAAGATAAATATCCACCAGTTAATTGTTCAATTAAACTTAAATTTGCATTTGTTTTTGTTCCCCAAGTACCAGCGTTTTCGCCGGTTGCCATTAGCTCTAAGCCAAGATCCGTAAAAGTTGATGCCATAATTTTGTACTCCTAAATTGGTTTATTTATATATTTTATTTGTTATTAAGTCAAACATGTTTAAGCGGTTTTCCTAGTATATCCGGTGCTATCTTTAGGTGTTTTTCTTGAATATCCAGTGCTAGTTTTAGGTGACAATCTTCCATA